AAGGTCCAGATGATATAGCAGTAATTGTATATGCAGTATTTTCAATTTTAAATGAATTGCTTGTTGTTGGTGCTACAGAAATATCATAGATAAAAATTTCGGTATAATTTGGCGTTAGATCAATTGATAAAAATCCACTATTAGTCATTTGGGGATGATTTTGACAATATAGATATATCGCAGCATTTGCTCCTATATTTGCAATATCTAAATTAATTTGTGAGTATGCCCCAGCAGTTCCAGGCGTTCCGTTAATAGTAACACCAGTTGTAAATTCTACACCGCCTGCACCGTGAGTTCCATCTGGGGTCAAAGAGAACTTTAAGGGATGACCCGAATTAGAGGAATCGGACTGAGTAAATCTAACTATTCTATCTGCATCTACTGCAATAGAAACAGGAAACTCATAGGTAGTAGATGGACTTAATGCATAGACATATTTATTGCCTTGAGTGAATACAGCACCAGATCCTGCAACCACACCAAGATTAACAGAAGCACCACCACTAACACTAACAATTTCAGTAAAATTAAAGAATTGGAAAGTTGGCACTTGAACCGTTTGATGTACAGTTAGAGTTGCACCGTTAGCATGTGCAGCAGCAGTTGTTCCTAAAGCACCTCTAATAACAGTTAGATCATTAGTGGTAATTGCAGTAATTTGCATTAACTCATTACCAACTCTCAAGTAATCACCAACAATCAATGACGCAGCACTTGCTACAGTTAACGTTGTATCTGTTGCGGCAAAAGCTGCTCCCTCATTAATCGTCGTTGTAGTCGCTTGTGCTCTAAAGACGATTGAAGATTGACCTGGATTATGTGCAACTGCAGTTGTCCCAATTTGTGCTCTAGTGACAGTTGCAGTATGACTACTTAAAGCAGTAATTAGCATGATTTCTCCATTAGTGGAGATAAAATCATTGGCGGCAATACCACTAACATTGTTTAAAACGACTGATGTAGTTGCAGTTCCAACTTGAGGAAGTTTAACAAAAAGACTTGTAGGTGCAACTCGATATATAACTGCAGTAAGTCCTGTAGTAGCACCAGTAATTGTCTGACCAGCAGCAAAAGTTCCACTTTGAGTACCACTATTAATAGCAATAGTTCCTAATGGCTCAACTTTAGTATCATAAGTAATGGTTTCGGTTGGTTTATTAATATCGGCAATTTTAAAATTGCCTTGATTATCTGCAAGTTGAACTAGATCTCCAGGATCGAATTGATCTGTTGAAATACCTGGTGAAATTGTAAGTTTATAGTTGGTGAGAACATTTCCTCTGACAAGATTGTAAGTTGCAGCATTCAATGTTAAAACTTGATCATAATCTCTTAACGCAGCCCTATATGAAGCAGCAGATCCACCTTGATTGCATACTTCTAAGACTGCACTGGCTGCTGCATTAATTGGACAACGATATAAAGTAGTATTTGTTGTGGCTGCGGGTTTTGCCGCTGCTAATTTTCCTGCCGTCATTTTTTACCAACCTGCTAAAAAGTGTGTTTTAATTCTGAGTCTCCCACCAAAAGAATCTGCTGAGATAGATCCACTAAATGAAATACCTTCTAATGAACCAGTATTGTTTGATGATAATAAAACTGCATCTTCATTTGGAAATGTAATTGTTCTCTGAGTAGTTATATTCGATAAATCAAATATAATTCTTCTATCACTATCAACAACATCAACAATTGTCGGTTTATCTAAACTTTTATTTCTAAGAGTTTGAGTTGCTCTTTCAGTGACTAAAATACTAGTACTTGTATTATTTAGGGTAGTGGGAAAACTGAAAGCATTATTTGTTCCAGTGATAAGATTACTTAGTTCAAAGTTAACTTTTTTTGTTGCATCTGCATTATCAACAAAAACTGCACCCACATAAGACTTGTTAGTGAACGTCTGTGTTGAGTCAGTTCCAGCAAGTGTCAAACTTAGGTTTGGAAAAACAACAGTTCTAGTTGCAGTAATTTGTGATGCATCAAATAAAACTTTGTTTGCAGTTGATGCGGTTGATGCAATGCTTGGTTGAACTAAAGTTTTATTTGATAATGCTTGCTCAGTAATATTATCAACAATATTACTTTGTGTAATGCCTGGTCCTGGATCTGGGAAAAAATATGTTTTTGTTCCAGATGGAGTTAAAATCCAGTCAATACCAAATTTTGCCTCTTTTGTCCCATCAAATATAAAAAGATCGTCTTCATCAATACGTAATACCTTATTGGTAATTGTTTGTGAAGTATCAGCACCAAGTAAAGTAGTTGTATTACCCACAGAAATATTTGGTAGTCCAAATGTTTTTAAACCTGTACCTATACCACTAACCTCAAATCGAGCTCTTCTTGCAGAAGAACTATCATCAACGATTTCAAGTTGATTATCTTGAAGTTTTAATAATGAGCCAGACGCAACTCCTACAACACCAGATCCTTTTGGTTGAAAGGTTATGTTTGCATTATCTACAGATGAAATTGCTTGAATCTTAGTAGATATTAATGTTGTTGATTCTGTAATAGTTGTCAAGTAAAGTGCTGAGGGACCAAAACTAATCCCAATTTCATTATATGCTAACTGATATAGTCCAGAATCACGATCCAAGTCAAATGCTAGTCCAGGAGCAGTTTTTGTTCCTTGTGAAACACCACGGAATAACTGATTGATTTTTGCTTTTCTATTGGGAATCAAAGGATCAGCAATTACCACAGGTAGGATTGCTTCTCCTGTAATAATATCATCGGTTAAGTTATCTAATTGAGATATTTTTTTGGTTCCAGCCACTATTTCTCTCTACAGAGGGGTATTCAAATTTATTTATAAAAGAAAAGGAACTGGATTTACCAGTTCCTTCACTTCCTTCACACGGACAACTGAGTATAGCATCAATACGGTGGTCCGTCAAATTTTTCTAATTGATGTATTTGTTGTTTGTGTTCTTTTAAAAGTCTTCTAATTTTTTCTGCTTGGATTTCGTAGAATGGATCTCCCGTTCTAATATAATACTCTTGCAATTTGTCTATGTACTTGAGCATTTGATAGATAAAAGGGTTCCAGTCATTTCGAGTTTCTACAAAAAAAGTTCTCCGCTCTGTCACGGATGTAATCCAACTAGTACCTAGTATTTATGAAGCCTCTGGACGGACTTGAACCGACGACCTACGGTTTACAAAACCGTTGCTCTATCCAGCTGAGCTACGGAGGCATGGTTGAATTGGATAAATGGGTGATACTGTTTTGTGAACAGTGACCTCATTCCAATCACTATTATAACATACAATACAACAATCAAACTGATCTGGGTTGTGAATATTAACACAAATTGAAATATAATCCTCGCTTATAAACCTGACATATCCTTCAATATCTTTCCATGAAACATAAGAACCAACTTTAAAACTCATAGATCTCCGCCCCTAGGAAAACTTTTAGTCGAATGTGATTTTGGTTTGAATTGTTCAATTATATACCACATAGCAGATTCAGGATTAGACAATCCACATGTATAAATGTCAATTGCTGCACACCCTTTCTCTGGCCAAGTATGAATTGAAATATGAGATTCAGATAATAAAAGTATAAACGTAATACCTTGAGGATCAAAGGTATGGAACACACTATCTAAAATAGTTGCGCCACATATGATTGCTGCTTTACGAAGAGTGTCGTTAATAAACTGTAGATCGTTCAGCAACTCACTTTTAGTGCCGTAAATCTCAAAAGTACAATGTTGTCCTAGATTTTCCAAAACATATCCTCGACCACGATGTATTTATTAGGTAGGGAGAGGGGGACTTGAACCCCCACGGGCAATGCCCAACAGATTTTAAGTCTGGTGTGTCTACCGATTTCACCACCTCCCCAGGAAGCAATTGTATGATAGCAGACTCAGAAGGGCATGTCAAGAGGAGGAGGACCTGCAAGTCCAATATCAGGAGATTCCATGGCTTTTTGCATCTCCTGTAATTCCTGCAGAATATCTTCAGGAATAGGACCTTTTTCAATTACAGGAACTAATAAGAAGTCACCATACTCTTCAGTGGTCACTCTTAATGACATCCTATTTCTTCCAACAAGGACTTCACAGATAAACTCTGCGTTGTCTTTTAGTTCTGATAGACTAATTACAGGTACTTGTGTGTTCATAGTTTGTAGATACGTTGTTCAGGTGTAAGAACTTTCTGGCAGTATTCTACCATATTTTCAAATTGAATACGTCCTTTATCATTAAAGGGACAAGACTCAGATATAAATTCACCATCAGTACCATGAAGTTCAATGGTACGTTTAGTAAAATCTAGAACAACATGATCTAGTTCGGAAAATGCAGTGATCTTCATAGAGCTCTTAGAGAATTGGTTTGAACCTGTGCAGAGTTATCATAGCACCGCCGAGGGTCCTTGTCAAGGGGTCAATTTAATTTGATGGTTGCTGCAGTGAGTGTCATGATTGCCGCAGCAGTAAGTGTCATGGCAGCGGCCGAATTGAGCGTGACAGCACCAGCAGCTGTAGTTAGTGCCATTGCTCCAGCGGCTACAGTGGCAGTTAGACCACCTGCAGCAACGGTAAAGAACATACCTCCAGCACCTACAAGCAGGGAAATAGGTCCAACGGTATTGTTAATAGTGCAACGAGGTATTGCGTCAGCAGCAGAGACGGAGGGATTTATAATCATGTCATATGAACCGTGCATAATCGTGAAAATACCTGCTTTGGCCCTTGGAATAATCCCTGGTACGTTTATGGCCCTGACTAAAGATGGTGTCTCAACATACATGGCATTACCAGCAGTTAATTTTAGATCGTTAGTGGCATTCAAGTTGATTACTCCTGCAGACAGATTCAAGGTATCTGTATTCATTTTTAAGTCTGTTCCAGGTTTTGCTGAAGTAGTAGATCCTGTAGCTTGAACTTCAATTTTACCTCTACCTGCTATTTCTGTATCACTATCAAAAATAAGAAGGTTCTTGGATTGCTTACTAGTATCTCCAGAGTTCGGTGCTCCCGTTGAAGTCGTTTTCTGGGGTGCTCCATTGACTTTTAATGCCAGTCTTCCGCCAACTTCAATATCAAGATCTCCAACAATCTTTAATTTGTAACTGCCATCAACATTGTGTTGAAATTGACCAATATTTTTTAACAAGAAATCTTTTTGAGATTCTATTTGCGTTGCACCAGAAAATGTGATAGTATCACCAAAAATAGTGTTGTTTGCATTCACTGCTGGGGTGCTTGGTGCTGGATTACCTGCTTTCTTGGCAGCCTGTGTTGCTTTAAAATTATTATATGCTTGATCATTGCTCTTGATACTCCACCAGGAAGTTCCACTAGGCATTTTCTGTATCGTTGCTTGACGACCAGGAGTACCAAATTGACTTTCATTGTAACCACTTATTGATGTATTTACAGTAGTTAAATACGCATCTGCCTCTTGTATAATTGCGGTGACAGCATTGGCTGCCGAGGCTATACCGCCTGCTGCGCCACCACCAGAACTACTAAATGATCCACAAGATCCAAGACTACCAATAGGACTAGAATCTAAAACATCGCAAGTAGTAGATCCCATAAAAGGTACAAATGTTGTGACAGTATCTCCACCTGGAGCCTTTCGATCACACTGAGTAGGTATCAGACCAATGATTAAACTAAGGAGACTTGTAATGCTGGTTAAATCACTAATAGAAAGTTGTTCCAGATTTTGGAAAAATGCTGTGCCATTTTTCATGATGTCTGCGACTGTTTTTGCTACAGCAATAGCTGTAGCAATAGCATTAATAACTGATTGAATAGCATCCAAAGCACCACTAATTGCACATAGTATTCTATTGATCAAATCATCAAATGCAGATTGTATAAGTGCGGCTAATGAATCAAATGCTGCCCCAAGAGCCGACAATAAAAAGTTTTCTAAACCTTGACTTAGAACATTAAGAATACCCTGCAACCAACTTGCGTCAAGTCCACAAAGAAACTTAAGAACAATTTGAATAATTAGTTGGATTGCTGTGGTTATAATAAATGGAATACCGAAAATTCCTGCAATCTTTAGTGCTTTTAATCCAGTAGCAATTGTAGTCAAAAACAGTTCTTTTATTGCGGCAAGAGCTTCTGATAAAACAGAACTAATTAAGTTTGTTGCTGTACCTATTAAAGCCCTAATGTTGACTGGTTGCCCATTTATTATACTTTGATATGAGTTCGCACCAGTCTGTCTAACTTGGGATGCGGCGATACCAATGTTCTCCATCATCCTTTTCATCGTACCTTCAAAGGTATTTGCAGAACCAGCAACGCCATTTCCAGCAGTTGTACCAGACAGAGAGGGAGTTGCTGGGTTTGAACTACTGCCACCTACAACTGCACTAGGAAGTAGACTGGCATCGTTGCGGCTGATTGTTTGACCAGGAGGAGTCTGACTACTTCCTCCTGTTTGAGAACCAGTATGCCCAGCGCCATCAGTTGTATTTGTTGCACTACTATTCAGAGCAGCATTAGCAGTTGCATCATATTTCTCATTACTAAAGAGGGAATTAATTCCAACTTTAGAATCAGCCTGTCCAGATTTTTTTCTTGCTCTTACTACGCCAAATACAACTGGTGATTGTGCTTCTTCCCCATCTAGGAAGAATCCCATTACCATTGCACCTTTTTGCAACTGGCCCACTGATTGCCCAGAAGAACCTACGCCAGCTTGATTAGTTGGTTGTAATACAATACACCAAGGAAGATCCTTATCTGGCATATCGTTCATAAACTTATTACTGACCCCTGTGTACCATCCCA